GTTCGTCGCTGTTCGGCTGGCTGGTTCTGGTGATCCAGTCGCCGCTCTGCGTCAAGGGGGCAGGGAGGGAGGCGGTATCCTCGAACACCTGCCCGGGAAACAGTGAGAGGGGACCATCATCGTCGTTGCCCTGGCGGATCTCGACTTCCACCCCTTCGAACTGGTCGATGGGCGTCTCGCCTATCTTGATATCGCTGATATCCATCGGTCCGTAGCCGAGCAGATATACCATGCGCAGATACTGCTCTTGCCCTTCCAACTCCGTATAGGGCGCGGCCCCGTAGGGAGGGGTCAGCAGGTGCCGTCCGTACAGCCTCGGGATAGGGGAGTAGGCCGCCATGCGGTTACGTCCACCAGCAATGCTGTAGGTCTGCGAGGTCTTACCGTCAGCCCCGGAGAGCTGGCCGAGCTTAGGGCGCGGCGGTGGGGCAATGGCGTTGACGGCCATGGACCCGGCGATACCGATACCAGCCCCAAGGGCAGCGGCCCCGAATGTCCCTTTGCCAAAGGCCGAGCCGAGCAGACCAGAGGCACCACCGCCTGTCACCCACATAGCAGCAGCGACGACGGCAATGGAGAGGATCGCGGCGATTGGATTCTTCTTCCCCCCACCACCGGCAGGGACCATGCGCACGGTCAGCTTGTGGCCAGCCTTAGGTCGGGTGACATCCCAGAGCTTCTGCGGGATAAGCAGATCACCGACAAAGACATGGGCATGACTGCGCAGTTCCGGGCGCGGTTGCACCACCTCGAGAATCTGCGCGATGGTCAGGCCATCGGGAACGGCCAGGTCAACGCGATCAGTCTTGAACGGATGCGGGCAGGCGACGATATCAGTCATGCCGGTAGAATCCTTCAATGCGCGGTGCTAGGTGTGGTCGCCTGATGTCCTCGAACTTCGGCCCAGATCCGGCTTCGGTGTGCAGCATGGAATTTGGACCTACCATGATGCCGACATGGCAGGGTTGCCCGCCCTGGCGGATCACCACCACGTCCCCAGGTAACGGCCCATCCCCGGAAACATTTACACGGGTGAACTCCAGCAGCGGTTTGGCAATGTCGATCAGTCCTGCGATGACGGCTCGTTCTTCGGTGTCTTGGTAGCCTTCGACCAAAGACGGCAGGGTGATGCCGTACTGCTCCATCAGTACCAGCCGCACCAGGCCGAAGCAATCACAGCCGCTGCGGTCGCGGCCATGGTCCTTGAAGGGGATATCCAGATAGTCCATCATGCGAACAGTCCCGGCGTTGTCTGCGGGGTGAAGTCGTCAGCGGGGAATCCGACATTGAGGAAGTCCTCTTCATAGCCCAAGGTGCCCTCCACGGTCAGTGCGTCATAACTGACCCCTGACAGCCGGAACTCAAAAGGACCGGCTTCCACCTGCTGCGGCGTGCTGGCGGTGACGATGCGCATCATGACACTGGCGGCGCTGCCGATGCTGCGGATAGCCTCGACGATGCGCCGGTCAACGTTGTCCACGGTCAGGGTGGCGCGGCTGATCTGGTCATCCCGGTCATCGGGCAGGGTGATGTTAAAAGGAGCGGCGGCGTACATGTAGCCTGCCGCCAGCGTCTCGGTAAACGGCAGATAGACGGTGGCATCCTCGTCTATGCGTATGACCGCTCCTAGCTCGGCATTGGTACGAGCCCTGGAAGATACGCGCACCGGCCCCACGACATCATCCCACTGATTGCCGGCCGCATCGCAGCCCAGGCGCATGGTGCCGACGCCGGAGGGTAATGGGGGATCAGCGACGGAGCCAAGGACTAGCCCACCATAGAGCAGGGCAAATGAGGCAGCATCATAGCGCAGGGCAAACTTGCCGTCCCTGGCCGGTATCTGCCCGCCGGGGACAACGATGCTTGCCGAGGTCACGCCGTCGCTGATACTGGCGGTGTACTGCTCATCCTCGTAATAGAGCCGCAGGTGGCCGCTGGCGGCGGCTATGTCGATCAGGATATGTCTCATGCGAGGATAAATATCACCACGGCACCACCGGCAATCGTCGCCAGCATGTCAAAAACCTCCGGCGTCCCCTTGCCAGATACCTTGTCCCATGTCTCCTTGCCGACCGCCGCCAGCAGCACCAGCAGCATGGCACTGTACCAGGGCAGCAGCAGGGAGCTCAGGCCGATGACGCCGCCGGCCAGCAGGTGCAGTTGCTTGTCGCGGGCGATCATTTCGGAAACCTCGCTTTCACCGCCAGACAGGCCTCGACGTAAGCACCCATCTGCTCGGCATCCCCCTTCACCACGCCATCCAGATAATCAGCCGGTGGTGGATAGTGCGCGGCCCGCAGTTCCCGGTAGTGCTCTCTGCGGAAGGCGGCGATCTGCGCGGGCGTGACTTCCTTCTGCTGGAGCGGGGCCTGCTCGATCTCGTTGCCTTCCTCGTCGTACTGCGGCTGCACCGGGTCCGGAGTGGCCAGATAGCTGCCAATGAACAGGTCGATCACCTCGTCGGGTTTGCCGAGGTAGATCACTTCAAGGACTTCCTGGTAGGTCTTATTCATGGCTTACTCCTCGACGATTCTTCTATTACTCTTCCAATAGTGCGTCTTGAGACAAGGCCGTCCATCAGCTCTGATATCTTTTGATGGCTATATCCTTCGGCGCTCAATGAGAGAACTTCAGCTTCTTGCTCTGGGTTTAATTTTCGATTATTAAGCCCAGTTTTGCGGCAATTGATGGCAGACTGTCTACGCATTTTGTCCGTAACAATCACGTTTCGACTGGAGTAGTCACGTAACAGTGTTCGTGATGCGTGGCACATTTGTTCGCTGTGAGTTGCCCATTCCAAGTTTGACACACGGTTGTTGGAAGTGTTTCCGTCGATGTGATTGACCGTGCGCTTTTTTTCTGGATTTTCTATGAACGCAGTGGCAATCAATCTGTGTACGAGAAATGTTTTTTGCTTCCCGCCTATATGAAGCTCTACTCTCTTGTACCCCTTCTTGTCTGTCTTTTGTTTTAGTGGTCTGCCAGAAGAGCCTTGCCTTCTAGCTGGGATAATTTCCCCTTCCGGGGACGCAAAGTACCCAGGGAATACTTCTATCATTCGCCGTCTCCGGCAAATAGGTTTAGCTCCACCCGCTTCTGGCCGATCCTGACGGTCAGGGCGTTATTGTCGGTGGTGGTGCTTTCGTTATCCACTACTGAAAATGCGTTATTGTCCCCCCAGCTCGTGCCGTTGTGGCGCATTTCCTTGTAGAGCAGCTGGAGATATAGCTTGCCGTTTTGCCGGGTGAGGTAAGCCAGTTTCTTGTGCCCCGGTGCGCCGCTTGCCCCGGTGAGCGCCGTTACTGCCGCATGGGTCGGGGCATTGGCCGCAGCGGTGGCCAGTTTGCCGGTAGCGTCCAGGGTGAAGGCCACCGCGTCATAGCCGCGCAAATTGAGCGGGCCGGTAGTAGAGACGGGCACCTTGCCGAGCAGCCAGGAGCAGAGCAGCGCACCCATGTTGGCGGC